CGTCGTCCCCGCTCACAATGTCCTCGAACTCTTCCCGAGCTCTTTCGGCCCGGTTGCGGTAGCTCTGAATTTGGCTGTCGCTGTATTGGGCGGACCACGATTCGGTAGACTGCTGCTTCGGCTCCCCCGCGAGGCGCTCGTAAATGTGGTCCCACGCCTTCCAGTACACGAACGCCTTGATCGCCCTCTCTCTGCGGTTTTTCTCCACCGGATCGGGAAAGCTCTTATGCTTCTCCGCCACCACGCTTTCGTGGTAATCGGTCGGATTCAGCCACCGCCCCACTTGCTCCTTCCCGCGCTGAATCCACTTCTCCACGTACACCTGAAGCTCGATGTCCGGGAAGCGGTTCTCGGGAAGGTCCCCATCGGGCTTGTAGAAGTCCTGCGGCTCCATGACCGGTTACTCATCGGATTCGTGGAAGCGGGACACCTGATCGACCGCCTGCTCGATGTTCTCTGCGCGGGAGGACCCGATCTGGTTGATGTTTTCAAGGTCGTCCACGGCCTTGAGCTTCTCCCACGTGTCGATCCCGGCCTCCTCAAGAAGGTTGCGGGACGTTTCGGGGATCGCTTCAGGGAGACCATCCGACACATCGAGACGCGAGGGCGTACCCTCCTCTTCTTCGTCCCCGTCGAGCTGTTTGTCCCGCTCCACGAGGGCCGTGGGCACGGGGCGTTTGGTCTCGGACGCCTCGTAGAGCGTCCCATTGTAGTGGTAGTCGCGGTTGAGAGCGTATGGGGTCGTGTCCATAGAACCAAAAAGGGTGGATGCGAAAGGAACCCGTAGTCAGGGGCGACCCGTGCGGGCGCGAGACAAACCCATGCTGGGGACGCACCACCATAAACCCAGCGAGGCCGCCCCTACTACGGGGGGACAGCTTACGCGAGTGTGATGCTGTTGATAACGCCCACGGCCTCCGGGTTCTGGAGGACCGGGAGGGACGTTTGCCAGCCATCGGCCTCAATGCGGGGCGGCTTGTTCGTCTTGTGCGCGAGGTCGATGGTGCGGCCCGGTGTCGGCTGGCCGGCAGCCTTCCCGATACCGGTGTACCCCAGCGTGTTGCGAAGGATGCGCCGTTGCGTCGGGTCGGGAGAGCGACGAACCTCCATATCGTTGTCGGTGCGGCAGGTGAACACCATCACGTCATCGCTCATGAAGCGGTGCGAGTTCCCCTGCTCATCGAAGTAGTTGAGGTCGTAGACCGTGGGGATCGGCAGGTTGTTCTGGTCGAAAACCCCCGTCACGTCCTGGTTGTCGAGGTTCTGAACCTGGATCGTGTTGTCGGCCTGCCCCACCACCGCTCCGGCGCGGCGTGCAACCTGCTCGTTTCGACGGAGGGTGCTCATCACCTGGTGGCTAGTGATGATGTTTTCCACCGTGTAGCCCTTGTCCTTGAGGTGGCTCTGCATGGCGAGAATGTCCTCGAACGGGTCGTTGGAATCCACCGTCCAGTCCAGGCTCGCCGCAACACGATTTCCTGTGGGGTCGGGGTACGAGACTGTTTCTTCCACCCCGTTGATCTCAGTCGTAACCTGGGCGTCCTCGAGGGCCTCCCACCGCTTGATCTCGTTGTACTCCACTAAGGCCATGTTGACGAGGGAGTTGACCCAATCCATGATCTCCTGTGCGGCCATGCTCGCGTCCTCCTGGAGATACCGAACGAGGTCGTCGTACCGGTCCCCCCTGAGGCGGGTCGAGATGTCGGAGTTTCCAAGCTCCACGAGCATCTCTCCCCCGATCACGCCACCCTCCTTGATCTGGGCGGGGGAGTAGCGGGTGCCGGCGTTGGCAACCACGGTGCGGTACATGACCTCCGTTTCACGGTAGGTATTCTGCTCCACCGTGTCTTCCGGGAGCAAGAACGCGCCCACGTACTGACGGGGCTGCACCCCGAATTGGGCAAACTCGTTCGTCATTACCGCGTCGATGCGGTCCTGCTCGATCAGGCGTTCGAGAAAAGTGCCGAGATCAACAGCCATGGGCCAGAGAAATTCGTTGCGGTTAAAGTGCGGTTGCGGTGTCTCCTGTCAAGTCGTGAGAGGCTCCCTTGCAAGGAGCCCCAGATCACCCGTCAGTCGGTTCCGGGGACGATCTCGTACTTGTCCTTGAGGGCGTCCTCGATGATGCTGGAGAAGCTTCCGTAACCGGGAAGCTGGTCGAATCGAATCAGGGTCCCATCTCGCACTACGGCCACCTCCGCGTTCTCATCGGCGTACTGCACGTCGTGGGCCGTAATGAAGTAATAGTCGTCCGTGTCTTCGGCGGGGCTGAATCCAGTTCCGTTGTCGGCTTCGGTTTGCGTTCGACCGACCACAGTCCCGCTCTCGACGTACTTATAGCCGTTCGCATTTTCGGAAAATGCACTTGGGTCGAGGAGGACTCCGCCCTGGACGAGGGTGCGGCGATCCAGGTCGTCCGCGATCCACGAGGGATACGATTCGTTATCCATCTGCGGGAACTGGAACCGGGGCAGCCCGACCATGAACGGAAGCAGAAACGCGGCGAGAACGTAGAGCACGGGAGTGGAGAACATGAGGCGTAACGGCTCGCGTGAGAGTCAACGAAAAAAGGGCCAGCTGCGACAGCCCGGCGGCTGTGCTGCTGGCCCTGTGCGGGACGCTTGCAGAGGTGCGTATCCTATCCGGAAAGTGGCCCTCTGCCAGCGCAGCGTGTCAGTATGCGTGTATCCCTACCTAAGCTCTGCTGGGATGTTTTAGGGGGGACGCCCGTTTCACAGAGGCGACCCTGCCTCCTCCTCGTCTTCTGCGGGTTCGGGGGCGGCAAAGTTCTGAGACTCCATCCACTGATTCACTGTATCGTCCTCTTCCTCCTCCGATGCGTCCACGTTCTCGTCGTTGTCTCCGCTCGGGCCCGGACCGGGGACCGACACGGTAGAGTCGTCGCTTTCCTCCTCGTTGTCACCGCTTTCGAACAGGACGTTCTCGAATGCGGGATACGTGTCTGAAAGGTACTCCCCGAGAGGCGTCTCTTCCCCATCGACCTCAATCATGGCCTGCTTCTCCGTCTCTCCGGAATCCTCGTCCTCGACCTCGGCGATACTGTATTCCGCGTCGGGTTCGAGGTTCTTCAGAGCATCTGCGTTCCCGCCGGCGGCACTCGCGGCCTGCTCGATCCGCTCCTGCTTCTTCTGCTGGTCGAGCTCTTTGATGGCGTCGTACGCCTTGTCCAAAAAATCCGGGAGATCACTCACGTCCTTCCCGTCCGGGAGGCGGCTGCTGATCTCCTCCGCCGTGTCGGGGTCGAGCACCGTCTTGTCCTCCGGCCCCTCCGCTTGGAGACGATTTTTCTCCTGCTTGAGCTTCCTCCGCTCCTCCCGAAGAGACTGGTTCTCGTTGTACAGCATCTTGGCGAACGTCTCCATGTCCCCTGTGCTTTCGGACTGGTCCCGAAAGGCTTCAAGCGCCTCCTCGGGCATCACGTCCTCCAGTTTGTTTTCGATCTTCTCCTCCAGATCGGGGCTGTTCTCACCTTCGTCGCTTTCCTCTCCCTCCTGGTCTGCTTCAGCCATTCCGAAAGCGAAGGGGAGCATCCCAAGAGCCGGGGCCACGTACATGAGCAGGAAGTCGTAGAGCGCGGTCATAAGTCAGTCGTTGATGATGGAACGAAATTGAGCGATAGAACGGGAGAGCACGTCCGCAGAGACGCGGACGTTATACTGCTTCTGCACTGCTACTCCGGTGTGCACCACTGAGAGGAGCGAGCGGTCGTGCCCGACCTCCTGCACGGATAGAACCTTGAGGTCGTCCATCGGAAGGAGGAGGGGGCGCGGCGGAGTCTTTTCGGCCGGGACCCGGAGCCACAGGGTCCCGTCCTCGCGCGCGACGAATTCCACCGGATCCTCCGATTTGACGTTGATCGGGTCTGCGTCGGAGAGGCTGTCGCTGATATCGGTGTCGAGGTCAGTCATCGCCTAACGGAAGGAAACTTGTCGGGGTCAGTGGTTTCGGTGCGCCTGTACTTGACAGAGCACTTGCAATTGGAGAGGCAGATGCGGTCCCCGATGGGGGTGAGGGTTCCATTCGGCACCCATCCGTTGTCCCCACGGGTCGTAAGCTCGATGCATTCAGAGCAGTGCTCCGCGATGCCGAGGACGTTTTTCTCTTGATTGTACTCGATTTTCTGCATCTCGCGGCGGTGCAGTTTGTGGTGGGTCTTCCGGGCTTTCTTGGGGTACATCTTCGCCCGGCGAATGGCGCTCCCGTCCAGGGCCTGTGACCCGTCCTCAATGTCCTCCGCGAAGCCCTGCAGGTACTTGAGCTCCTCACGGATGCGCCCTCCGATCTGGCCGAAGTCCCGTTGCGTGAGCTCGTCCCACCCTCCCTTCGTAAGCGCTCCGGCGTTCAGATGGGCGTCTTTCACGTGACGGGCCATAGACTGCTGCCACTGCGGAAGGCTGATCTCCCCATCCGCGAGTCGGGTCGTGAGCTGGGCCACCTCATCCGCGGCCTCTTCGAGGGCCTCGTCCAGCGCGGACCGCACCACACGATCCTCCACGCCCTCTCCCGCAGCGTCCACGAAGCGTTTCGTCTCCCGCGAGTAGGTAAAGCTCTCCCCACGCTCCGAGCCAATAAACGGGGACAAGAGAGACGAGGGTGGGGGGCGGCGCTCGTCCGAAGACGGATCGGCAGCGGACCCCATGCGGTAGCTGTCGCTTGCGGTGGTGGTCAGAGTAGGGTGTAGCCCATAACACTCATGTAGGGAGGAAGGTGTTTCATGTTGCCGAAACAGGCAAGAATTACCCCGTTGTGAGCGGGTCCTACGCTTGACACTGATTAGCGTAACGCTTATAATGGGAGTGCATTGAAGGGGAGACGACACGCCCCTCCGAGCCGAAAGGCTCTCCTACACGCTTTCCCGCAACCTGAACCAACCGCAACGACGCACCATGATTACCGCTGAAGGCACAGTAGACACGAAGTACGGGGAGAAGGTCAAGCTCTCCTCCGACTACGAGGACAAGGACGCCATCAAGTCCCTCCCGTGGGAGGCCGCCCACCCCTCGTGGAACTCCGATGAGAAATACTGGACGGTCGACTACTGCCCCGAAATTGTTGACTACCTCGACGCGATTGGAGCGAAGAATCTGGACTGGCTCAGAGACGACTTCGAGGAGGAGCGCGAAAACGCCGAGAACTTCTTTGAGCTTTCCAAAGCGGAGGATTCGAACTTCGACGTGCCCTCTCCCGAAGGACTTGAATACTACGATTTCCAGCGTGCCGGGATTGAGTACGCAGCGAAGAAGTTCGAGGGCGGAGAAGACGGAGTGCTCATCGCCGATCAGATGGGCCTGGGCAAAACCATCCAGGCAATCGGGACGATGAACCACCTCGGGACGGACACGGCCATTGTCGTCTGCCCCGCGTCGCTGAAGGAGAATTGGAGGCGGGAGCTGGAAAAGTGGCTTACCCGCGACCTCGACGTTGAAATCTACCGGGAGGATCTGCCGGAGGCCGACGTCGTGGTGGTGAACTACGCCCTCCTCTCCACCCGCGAAGGGATCGCAGAGAAGCTCAACTCGCTCGAAGCGGGCATGCTCATCCTTGACGAGAGCCACTACATCAAGAATAAGGACGCGAAGCGGACGGAGCGGGCCCGCGACCTTGAGGTGGACAAGCGTATTTTCTTGACCGGAACCCCGATCAAGAACCGTCCCATTGAACTGTGGACGCAGATCAACGAGCTCACCGGCGCCTTCGATTTCTGGAGCTACGCAAAGCGGTATGCCAACGCCACGAAAGGACGGTTCGGGTGGGATATGACGGGGGCCTCGAATCTGGACGAACTCCAACAGCGTCTCCGGTCCGAAGTAATGGTCCGGCGCAAGAAGGAGGACGTACTTGAGGATCTCCCCGAGAAGATGCGCCAGCTCATCCCCCTTCCCAAGAACGGGCTCGCCGGCCTCGTGGAGAAGGAGCGAAGCGCATACGAGACGCATCAGGAGCAGATTGCGGATGCGAAACGAGAGGTCGCCCATGCAAAGGTGAACGACGACGAGGATGCATACGAGGCCGCGATTGAGAAGCTAAAAGCGGCCCGCGACCACGCCTTTGAGAACCTTGCCGAGATCCGAAAGCAGATCGCCGTGGAGAAGGTCGACCACGTAGTGGAGCACACCGAAAGCGTGCTGGAAAGTGAGAACAAGGTCGTCGTGTTTGCCCACCACAAGGGCGTGATCTCCCGGCTCGAAGAGGAGTTTGGAGACGAGGCCGTAACGCTTACCGGGGACACCCCCTCGGGCGACCGGCAGGAGGCCGTGGACCGCTTTCAGAATGACGACTCCGTTCGGGTCTTTATCGGCTCGATCCACGCTGCGGGGACGGGCCTCACCCTCACCGCTTCCTCCCACGTCGTATTCGCCGAGCTGGACTGGACTCCCTCTGTAAACCGCCAGTGCGAGGACCGGTGCCACCGCATCGGGCAAGAGGAGGGCGTTCAGGTACAGTACCTCGTCGTGGACGGATCGCTGGAAAGCCGCATCGCACGGATGAACGTCCAGAAACAGAAGAACATCGACAAGGCGATGGACGAGGATACCGACACCGATTTCTACGGCAAGGACGAGGTGGACTTCTCCTTTGTCCCCACCGGGGAGGACGAGGAGATCGAAGACTCCGTGAGCGGGACGCAGAAGGAGGAGATCACTGACACGACAGCGGGCCAGAAGGATGCCATCCTCGACGGGCTCAGGCAGCTTTCCGCGATGTGCGACGGAGCGCAGGCGGAGGACGGGATGGGCTTCAACAAACTGGACACCGAGTTTGGGCACGCCCTGGCCGAGCGCATGACGCTCACCGACAGGCAAGCCCACTACGGCCTCAAGCTCGTCACCAAGTACGGCGGCCAGCTAGACGCCGATCTCGTGGAGGCCGCGAAGGGAGAGTAGGGGCCTCGCCCAGAAGGGCACTTTTACCCCCATCGGGACGGTCCTGGTGGGGGTATTTTTCCGGGCCTACGCTTGACACTTATTAGTACAACACTTATAATGGAAGCGCATTGGAGGGGAGGGGACGCGCCCCGCTCACAACTTACACTTGAGACCGATGAAAGCCATCCGCTTCAGCCGACAGAAAGCGACGATCCCGACGACTTGGACCTATCCCGGT